TACTTCATCGAAAATTATATTAAGATAGTAAGTATTGATGAAGGCCTTGTACCATTTAATCTCTACCCTTTTCAAAGAGACATGGTACAAACCTTTCATACCAATCGTTTCTCTATCTGCAAACTTCCTAGACAGTCTGGTAAATCCACAACAATCATTGCATACTTGTTACACTATTGTTTGTTTAATCCTACAGTAAGTGTTGCAATTCTTGCAAACAAGGCGGTTACTGCAAGAGATTTACTAGGTAGACTTCAACTTGCATACGAACATCTTCCAGATTGGTTACAACAAGGAGTCATGACATGGAACAAAGGGTCATTGGAACTAGAGAATGGCTCAAAGATTTTAGCCAGTTCCACTTCTGCTTCTGCGGTTCGAGGAGGTTCTTACAACATAATCTTCCTAGATGAGTTTGCATATGTTCCTAATAACATTGCAGCCCAATTCCTAAGTTCTGTATATCCTACAATTTCTTCTGGTAAAGAATCTAAAGTCATGATGGTGAGTACACCAAATGGAATGAATATGTTTTATAAGTTATGGAACGATGCAGAGAATGGTAATAACACTTACGTTCCAATAGAGGTACATTGGAGTGAAGTGCCGGGTAGAGATAAGAAGTGGAAAGAGGAAACTATCAAGAATATTGGAGAGGAACAGTTCCAAACAGAATTTGATTGTTCTTTCTTAGGTTCTTCAAATACCCTAATTCATGCACAGAAGTTGTCTGCCTTGTCTCATTCTACACCAATCACTAATAATGCAGGACTGAAGGTATATGAAAAACCAAATCCTGAATGTGCATATGTAATAACTGTTGATGTTTCCAGAGGTATTAATAGTGATTATTCTGCATTTGTGGTAATGGATGTATCAGAATTACCATACAAACAAGTTGCAGTATATAGAGATAATGAAATTAAACCGATGCAATTTCCGTTAATCATACACAAAGTTGCAAAGGCTTATAATCTTGCATATGTGATGATAGAGGTTAATGATATAGGAGCTCAGATTGCAGATGCAATGCAGTTTGATATGGAGTATGATAATCTTGTCATGACTACACAACATGGAAGAAATGGTCAGATTGCAGGGGGTGGTTTCTCTGGAAAGAAAGCACAGTTAGGTGTAAGGACAACCAAAGCTCTTAAAAAGGTGGGATGTTCTAATCTAAAAACCCTTATGGAAGATGATAAGTTATTGATATGTGATTTTGATACTATTGCAGAGTTATCTTCTTTTGTTGTCAAGGGGCAGTCATATGAAGGTTCAGATGGAAATACTGATGATCTAGTGATGTGTTTAGTACTATTTGCATGGTTGACAGACCAAACTTATTTTAAAGAATTAACAAATATGGATATTCGCAAACAACTATGGAGTGAAAAACAAGAGTTAGTAGACCAAGATATGGCTCCATTTGGTTTTGTATTGGATGGTATTAATGATGAACATGGAGAAAAGATTGGAGAAACTATAGATGAATATGGTTCAGTCTGGAATCCAGTTGTAACTTCCAATAGAGAATATTTAGAGGATTGGTGATAACTGAATATCATTCTTCATTTTGGCCTCACAATTCAAACATACAATCTGATTCTTTTGTATCCGTTCCAAAATCGGTATTCTGAGTTTTTCTCTGAGTCCTTTCTGTCTTGAAATGATTCTGATCTCTTTGTTGTCAGGGTAGAATGCCAACGTACACGTTTCTGTTTCCCCACAGTATATACACGATTTATCTGCAAGTAATTCGTTAATCCATATATCACGTTTCCTACGAGCCTTTCTAACTCCTTCTTTGATTGTTTTCTTATATTTAAGGTAATGTGACAACTCTTATCTCCATGAGGGGCCTACTCCCCAATATGTTAATGATATTCTTTCTCCTTTAGTAACAGGAGTAACTTTGTGTGCAATTAAAGGATTAAATACTAATCCCATACCCGAAGTAAACTTTATACTTTCATTAGGATTACGATTACCCATAGTATGAAATTCACCACCTTCATATGTTTCTTCAGATAAATTAAGTAAACAAGTAAGTTTAATATCACATTCTTTATTTTTAGTTACATCTGTATGCCAATCGTATTCTCCACTTTTATCATATACATTATAATTAAATGATTCTAAATTAAAATTCCAAAATATATCATATCCAAAAACTTTTGTATTTATTTCTTGACATTGTTTGAGCCATGGATGTAATATCTCTAATAATGATGAACATGGAATATGAAAAAACTTTCCCATTTTAGTTGCTGTTGCTCGTAACCCTAATGGTTCTTTTTCTGAGATATTTTTTCTAATTTCTTTATTTATTTCTTTTACTTGTTCTTGTGTAAAATACGGAAAAGTAATAGTTTTAAGTGGATTCATATAATTATTTATATCATAAAAATGTTATAAATACCCTCTCTGAAAAACCCTAAAAGTATAAATACTTTCAATAACATTTCTATTTAAGGAGATTGGAATGGCGTTTCAAGTTTCACCTGGCGTACAGGTAACAGAAAAAGACTTAACAAACGTAGTTCCCGCTGTCGCAACATCGATTGCTGGTATAGTTATGGCCGCAGAAAAGGGGCCTACAGATTCTATAACTGCAATCGCATCTGAAGAAGAGCTAGTATCCATTTTTGGTGAACCACAGTCTGCATCTAACCAATTTGAAGATTGGATGAGTGCAGCTGCTTTTCTAGGATATGGTAATGCATTGAGGGTCGTAAGACCAGCAAGTGCTGCTGTAAATGCTGTTACAACTGGTACTGCAATTTTGATTAAGAATACAACCCACTGGAAAGATGGGGATGGTACTACGGGCCCCTTTAGTGGGGGGGAAGCTTCCGTAGGACAATGGGCAGCAAGGACTGCCGGCACATGGGGTAACAACTTAAAAGTTGCTATGTGTGCAAGTTATACAGAATTTGAGCAAACATTTTCAGGTAGTGCTGGAACTGTTGGTATTGTTGATGCTCAAACCGCTGCAGGATCAACCACAGTTGCAATCGATAAAGGTTCTAGTGGTTCTACTGGTGATGGTGGTGACAAGTACAATGTCGGTGATATTGTTTACTTTCAAGAAGCAGATGGTTCTGAATATAAAATAACAGCAATCAGTAATGATACTTTAACCATTGAAAGATATGGTACTGCAAATACTGCGGGTGGATTAAGGTCACAGATTGCAGCTGATACAAATGTTCGTAGGAGATGGGAATATTACGACCAATTTTCTGCAGCTCCCGGCACATCAACATGGGTTCAGGATCGTACAGGAGCCGCAAATCTTGATGAAATGCACATCATAATTGTAGACGAAGATGGTGGTATTTCTGGAACTCCCGGCGAGATTTTAGAAAAATACGAAGGTGTATCTAAAATTTCAGATGCAAGAACTGCACAAGGGTCAGCAAACTATTATGCAGATGTTCTTTACAATAGTTCAGCTTACATTTATTGGATGGATCATCCAGCAGTTAATACTGGTTATGGTAATACTGCAGCTGCACAAGGAACAACAGTATTTCCTTTTGCAACGGAAGTAATTACTTCAGTTTCATTTACTGGTGGTGTAGATGATTATGCACTAACAGAAGGTGAAATCAAGGATGGAATTGACCGATTCAAAGATTCAGAAACAGTCGATTTAAACCTTTTCATTTGTGGTAAAGCTTCTGCAACTAAAGCAGGAAATGCAATGGATATGTGTACTGACAGAAAAGATGCAGTTGCATTCGTTTCACCAGAACTTTCAGATGTTGTAAATGTTGCAAATGAAGTAACACAAACATCAAATGTCAAAGCATTCTTTGACGGATTAACATCAACATCCTATGGTATGTTCGATAGTGGTTACAAATACACATACGATAAGTACAATGACACTTATCGGTGGATTCCACTAAACGGAGATATGGCAGGATTATGTGCAAGAACAGATCTGGTTGCAGATTCATGGTTCTCACCTGGCGGATTCAATCGTGGACAAATAAGAGGAGTTGTAAAACTTGCTTATAATCCACAGAAAGCTAACAGAGACATTTTGTATCGTGCAAGGATAAATCCAGTATGTTCATTCCCAGGCCAAGGCACAGTCTTGTATGGGGATAAAACTGCACAAGCAAAACCAAGTGCGTTTGATCGTATCAACGTAAGACGATTGTTCATAACAATAGAGAAAGCAAT